CAACCCGTTCATTTACACCATCCCGCGGCGAGCCAGTCGCCGCTGTTGACGCGCTTGCTCAGCGCTCTGCATCTGAGCCATCTGCGCTTGCTGGCCCTGCGTCGCAAGCGCCTGGAGAGTTTGCGGGCCGCCTTGCGCCTGCATGATTTCAGCAGCTTGGATTGGCTGCGGCTGATTGGCTTGCTGGACCTGATTATTCACCGACATGCCTACCTGCGCGGCGTCCATGTACGGCTTTGCGGCCTCAAAGTAGCCCTTGCCGGTATTCATCATTCCGGCAAAGCGTCCAGACGAGCCCAGCAGGCCGCCGCCCTGGGAGCCGGCAATAGAGGCATTGCCGACAGTTCCGGACGCAAGAGGCTGACCAAGGCCAAAGCCGGTCGATCCCGCTGTACCGGTCGAGCCAAGCAGACCGCCAGAGCTGCCCGCCGTACCGGCGCCGCTTGCAGCGCCCGCGCCGCCACCCATTGCACCGGCCGCAGCGCCGCCTGTGTAGAACGAGGCGATAGCTTTGGCAATGCCGTGGCCAGTCTTGCCGGCTCCAGTGTTGATTCCGGCGTTTTCAGCCTCCTCGTACCGGTGATCTGCCGCGCCGCCCCACTGATCGATCAGCGGCTTGTCGTCGCGGCCGAGAACCTTGTTCCAGACCTTGGTCGAGAACGGATCTGCCGCGCCGTACAGCAGGCGCGCCGGATTGTCCTTGATCTGGTTGGCCATGCCCTTGAGGTTGAACAGCTCGAAATTGCCGAGATCGCCAAACCAGCTCATTTACCACCCCCGCCTTTTTGTTTCGTTGACGACGACGCGCCAAGATTCGAGCCGAACACGCCAGACATGGCTGCTAGCTGCTTATAGGGCAGATCCTGCTGCTCTTGATATTGCTGATATTGAAAGTCGCGGTTTTGCTGCGCCTGATCTTGCTCGATCTGGCCGGCATTGAGCAGCTGACTTGCATCGGTGTAAGCCTGGTTACCGAACTGTTGGGCCATGCCTATGCTCTGCATCTGGCGATTGCGGTCGGTCTCGTAGGCGTTGCCGTACATCTGCGTCGCAACGTCGCCTAGGTTGTTGGCGAACTGCTCCTGCAGGCCGGAGTTGCCAAACGATCCAGAGCTGACGGCGCCGGTGTTGAATTGCGAGCGGACCGAGTCTTGGGCCTTGCCTACCATCTGATCCAGGTAGGGATTCGTCTGCCCGCCTTGGATGTTGGCGTTTAGCGCTGCCTCAGCGTTATCCATGGTCTGCGAGCCGTTCAACGCGCGCTGCTCGATCATGTCCAGACCTTGCTGCTGGGTCTGGTTCAGGTCTTCAAAACGCTGCCCAGTGTATGGGTTGTAGCGCTGATTGCTGAGGCTCATCGCCTTGCTGGTGTATGCGCGCGCTAGCGGCTTCAGTTCTGCCGGAATTTCTTGCTTGGTAGTAGAAGAACCGCCGCCGCCGCCGCCTTTATGAGGGCAGATGCGCTCACCGGCGCGAACAGGCCACGCGCCAATAGCTGGCCCGCCAAACTCCGCGCTCAACTCCTCGTTGAGCCTGTCGAGAGTCATCACAATTGCACCTCCAAGGTTTCATACACCGGCGAGAATCCGCACCGCATGCGGTACAAGCGCGCCTGAGCAGGGCGGGCAGCACAGCGCAGGCGGGAGCAACCACTTGCCTCTGCAAGCAGCCGCGTCTCGTCGAAAAATCGTTCAAAATGGCCGCCAGGCGCCCACATCTCGTACACGTAAAGCGCTCGGCAGTTGGGGAGCTGCTCAATACCCAGCACGGCCCACCCAACAATCTCGTCGCCTTCGTCCATACGCACGAGCATTCGCTCGCCGCGGGCCAGCATCAGCTTCAACTGGTCTCCAGTGATCTCGCCGCCAGACGTGGCGCAGGCCTCGCCAAGACGGTAAGCCCCTTCCTTCCAGGCGCGATCGATATGCGTCGCCGGCACAATGATCAGTCTGCTCATCAGTTCCCCGTCAGATAGCGGCATTGAACCCAGGTGCCAGGCGTACCGCCCGCCACGCAACGCCAGCCGTCGATGATGTATTTGTTGGGTGAGGTGCCAAGCTCGGAGGGCGCAGAGTTCTTGACGAAATCGCCTAGCGCCCACGTCCCGCCTGTCGGCGGTGCTGTCAGCGCGTTGTAAGCGGCCGCCATACGCCCTTCTGCTACTGCGTTGATCAGCAGCGCGTGCTCGCGCAGGACGCGCTCCAGTACCGGGTCGTTCTTGGCAACCCGTGGCGTCGTGTTGATCTTGTTCATCGTCTGCCAGCCGCTTTGAATGTGGCGTTGATGTGCGTCACTCGGACAGGCCCGTCAAAATTGACGACCGCCTTGTGCCAGCGCGCGGCGCGCAACACGTCAAACTTGCCGTCATTCATCGTTCCGGATGCGCCGATCGCGAACGTGCCGCCGCTGTTTTGCGAATGCAGCGTTTGAACCGTGGCCGACGATGGCGCCCTGCCGTACCGCAGCCGGATCTGCTGCAGCTTGGTGACCGCATCGTCGTCGCCTACCTCGCCAGTAGTTAGGCTGCTGCCTGTGGACAGGCCGGTGTAGCTCTTGAGCTGGTTGCTTGAGTCAAAAACCGACAGCACGCGCGCGCCGGCCGACCAGAACGGCGAGTCAAACCCGACGCTTGGTAGCGCATCGATTGACGCACCAAAACTGTCCCACGTATCAAACGTGACGCCCGGCGTAACATGCATCAATGCGGCTTGCACCGAGCGATCAGCTCGCCCCCACTGTTTTGTCAGCACGTGGTAGACCAGAACGCCGTCGCATTCAGAACTGCCGGCCTTCGGATAGAAGATCCAGACGCGGTTGCTTTCGCGATCAAAAACGCACGTTGTCTTGTAGCGGTATTCAGCGCTGGAGTTCTCGACGAACCAACTGCGCACGACGCCATCACCGACCGGAATAGGCCGCGTTCCGTCGAACAGCCAGAAATTGTCCGGGCCAACGAAGAAGTGAACGCCGCCAATGTCGCAAATGGCGTGCTTCCCTACGCACCCGGCATCGCCGCCTGCGACCTGCACCCAATCCCAGATTACGGGCGGGCCGACATACTGCCCGAGGAACATCGCGCGTTCTTTGTAGGCAATGGCGTACTCGCCGAGCCGTGCCCCTGCCGTGAGATGGCCGGGCGAGGCCACCAAGCGGCCAGATGCGGCCTGCGTGGTTAACGACTGCGTCCAGTCGGTGTCGTCGAATGCCGCGCAGCAATGCCATTGATCGGTACTGGCGCCAGTGTTCAGGGCCATTACGAACGAACCGACCGAAAAGATGATGTCCGCCACTGGCGCAGTTGCGATATCAGCAAACGCGCCAGACGTTGAGCGCTGGATTGGCTGCGCACCGTTTGCCATCAGCGTGGCATCGCCAAACTGGGCAAACGACCAGCGAGAGTCTGCGCTGCCCGAATAGCCGCCAACGCGGCTTTGGTTGACCCATGCGCCGGCCACCAGTTCGTAAATACCAGTCGTGGTCGCGGCAAAGATCCGGCGCGTGTTGTCTAGCTTGTAGACGACCGCCGTGCCGCGGCAGGAAGCTGGCAGCGCAGGAATGCCAGCCGGCGCAACAGGCTCCGGCGCGCCTTCCATGCCGATCAGCGCAGGAATGAGATTCTGGCAGTCGGACAACAGCCCTGGAGTCGTCTGGTCGGCGTCAGGGGCAAACCCAATGAGCGGAGTCATCAGCGCGGCCTCGCTACCAATGGACCAGGCCGGCGCTGGTCGTTGCCTTGCACTTCGGCCAGGGCCTGATCGAAGCGCGACTGCCAGATTGAAGGGTCGTCGCCGACGTACAGCGCAGCCTCAACCAGCGCGCCGAACAGATACAGGCTCCAAGGCCCCTCGCTGACCCAATTGGTCGTGGCCGTAGCCAGGGCAGGGATGCGCACGTAAAGAACGCCCTGCACGTCTCCCGCGCCGTCAAAGCGGAGATTGGCACCATCCCATGCGTACATGGTCGGGATGCCGTCGCCACCCGCCGAAACGACAGACTCAAGCGACTGCGCAACCAGCGGATTGCGTTCGTAGTTGGGCACCCACAGAGCCTTGGCATCGAGCGCGTCGACGGCCGGGGTGATGAGGTTGTCGACGATCGCGGTAGCGGCCAGAGTCGATTCCATCTGACGGACGCGAAGGTGACGGTTCAAGCGCTCCTCAGTCAGCTCAATAAAGTCCGGAATGAGGGCCGTGAGGTCGTCGCGGTTCATCCACTGGGCGACTTTCTCGCTGATCTGGGTGTAGTTCATTACTTGAGCGCTCGAGAGAAGGTGCACAGAGCCGGATTAGCCTTCAGAAAGGCCATTGCCCGCTTCGGGTCGATCGTGCCGTCCTGGCGCAGCATCGTGGCCAGCTCGGCGTTAGGGATGAAGCCGACGTGGCGCATCTCGCCCCACTTCTGACCGTCCGTTGCATCGCGCATGGCGGCGGCGGCAGCCTTGAACGGCTCTGCGTCGTAGGACTTTTCAAACACGATCCGGTCGCCCAGGTCGTGAACCGTAGTCGTGACGCCCGTTTCGGCGTCGTGTTCCTTGAATGCAGGCATGAAAAAACCCGCCCCAGTTGCCCAGGGCGGGCTCCATTCAGTCGACCGATTAAGCGGTCAGGTCGGCAATCTTGCCGTGCGCGGTCTCAGCGGTAACCACCAGGCAGGCCTCGACCGAAACCAGTTCCTTCTCGGTGTGGCCGGTCTTGGCCAGGCGCTCGGACTTGAAGCCGCCCAGGTAGGCGATGCCGGCGTGCTCCGGGTTCAGGATGAACACGGTGTTGGCGTTGGCAGTGGCTTGCACGTAGTTCGGCACGACGGTCAGCTCACCGAAGTCCGACACGTACACGTCAGCGCCACCGATGATTGCGCCCTGCTTGCCCTTCTTCACCTCATGGCGGTTCGCCGCGATGCCAGCAAAGCCGGAAAAAGCCGCTTTGTGGTTCGGGGTCATGGAGATGATCGACGGCATCTCACCGGAGTTGGTGTAGATGCTCTGCATCACCGACTTCAGCTGCGCCTCGGAGAACGCGCGCAGGGTGCCGGCGGTGACCGGAGCAGTCGACGCCAGGCCGGAAGTGTGCGCCGTGGTCGAGCCGTTCGGGGTGCCGGTGCCGTGGCTGGTGTTGGTATAGAGCATTGCACCCAGGCCGGACGACTTGCGGGCGGTAGTGCTGTTGCCCTGTACGGCCGGGTTGTTGGACAGCACCATGGCTTCAAGGTCGCGCTTGAGTTCGACCATGCGCTTGCTGATCTGGTACTTCATCTCGGACGAACGACCGGCCGACTTGGTCTTTTCCTGGGTGCTGGACACCACGGCGACCTTGTCGAACAGCTGCACGGTGTTGGCCACGCGCTGAGTCGGCGTTGCGGCGGTCCCGGTGCGGTCGTCGCCTTCAATCGCGGCGTTGTCCTTGTTCGGGGTCGCCAGGCTGTCGCGCTGCCACTCGTGCAGGCGCTGAGTAGCCTTGAAGCGGCGGATGGCCGAGACGACCGGGGTTTTCTCCGGGCTGACCATGTAAATCTTGTCTTGCAGGTCTTCGCGGTTACCTACGGCGGCGTAGGAGTCGAAGGTATTGGTAGGCTGTGCCATGTTTCAATTCCTCAAAGTAGGGCAGCCAGATCCTCGACACGGCCGTTTTTCTTCAGGCGGTCGAGGGCTGCTTGATTCTGTCGTTTGGGTTGTGCGGCCTGCGGCTTGATGGCCGGGGCTGCGGTGGCTACGCGCTGCATAGCCGTGGGCTTTTGCGCCTGCAGGGCTCGCCACTTCATGGCGTCATGCAGGATGTGGACGTGGCGGGCATCGGTGAGGTTGTCCAGCTCCTCGGGCTTGATGCCGTATTCCAAAGCTGTCTTGGCGATCTGCTCAGCGACCTGCGGTCCAAAGTCGGGCAGTCGTGCGCGCAGCTCCTTTTCAGCCTCGGCGAGCATTTGCTGACGCTGTTGTTCCGTCAGTTGCTGGACCTGGCCCTGGGACTGCTGCAGTTCTGCGTACTTGGCTTGCGCTTCACGCTGTAGCTGCTGATACGCGATGGTCAGCTTTTGCGCCTGTACCGGGTCGGCATCGACGATGGCGTTCCAGTCCAGTCGCTCGAACTCGGCCAGCCTGTCCTGCACCTTGCGGAACTCGACGGCCTTTTCGAAGGAGTCGCCTAAAGCCCGCTCCCGCTGCTCCAGAGCTTGCGCACGCTCTTCGACAGCACGACGTTGCTCGGCAACCGCTTGGGTCTTCTGGGTGTAGTCCTTGTGCATGAGGACCATGTCCTTCAGTTCCTTGGGAACCTTGTAGGACTTGCCCTCGATTTCGATCAGCTCGCCGTCGTCCTCTTCTTCCTCGTCGTCCGGTTGCTGCTCCTCTTCGGGCAGGCCTTCATCTTCGGATTCATCAAGCACTTCGTCTTGCTGCTCCTCTTCGTCCAGAAGGTCGGACACAGCGTCCAACGACACTCCGTCAAGGTTGGTGTCAGTCATCACACACTCCAGATCGCCCGATTGGGCATAAAAAAGCCCGCACATGGCGGGCTAGATGGGTTGTTGGTTGGTCAGCCGGCGACGCGGCGAATGAATCCTGGCTTCTCGAAGCGCTTCAGCTCGGCCGTCGCCAGCTTTCCGGTCTCGATGTAGCCGGTGAGGATGTCGCGGAACTTGCGGCTGGTCTTGATCAGCTGCCAGAGGGCTTCTTTGCCCTCCTTGTCGCGCGCCGGGCAGGCAATCCACTGCTCCATCACCTCGCGGTCAATGGCAGCTAGCGCCTCCTGCAGCAGCTCGTTCTCCAGCAGGCTCATGGCGTACTGGCCTCGGGTCTGCTGCTCTAGTAGCTCAGAATCGGTCACAGGAAGCGCTCCCCTTCGTTGTTGTGCATCGCAGTACCGGCAGCATGGATCTGCTGGCCTGCCGCGAGCCGAAGCTGCTCCATTTGCAAGCGGAATTGACGGTCTAGCTCGGCCTGCTCAGCCTTGAACGCCAATTCTTTGTCCTGCTTCTGCATCTCGAGCTGCATCTCGGCCTGCGCCTTTTGCTGGCTGTCCTGCAGCTTGGCCTTCTCCAGCTCAACCTTGGGATCAGGCGGCGGCGGGCTGTCGTCCTCCGGCACCGTGTCGGGGTCGAGCCAGAATTCCTCGGGGTTCTTGAAGCCGGCGTTCTCAGCCAGACGAGCCTGCACGTTGAACACCTGTTTCGGGCTCAGCAGCTGCTTGGCGTACGGCGAGCCAGCCACTGCCGCCTGAGACTGTGCGATCTGCATCAGGAACGCGCTCTGCTGCTGCACGTCACCGGTGCCGATGCCGACGTTGATGGTCATGTCGTACTGATCGCGCCAAGCTTGCGGGTCGTACTGCACGAACTTGCCGTTGAGCCGGTAGCTCAGCTGCTCCATGCCGTTGTCACTCAGCGTCTTGAAGATGCCGCGGAACATCGGCGCTACCAGGCATTCGGCCGCGATGCGAGCCATCAGCTTCATGCGCTTCTGGCTGGCGTTCATGATCATCTGCGCGCCAGTCGCGGTCTTGTTCAGAGAGTCCCCGTCCAAGCCTTGCGAGTAGCGCGTCCAGCCGGTGCGGTTTTCCTTGGCGCCCTGCAATTGCTCGAGCATCGGCATGGCTTCGATGCCCTGCCATCGCTCAGCGTAGGGTCGCACAGCGCCTTGAATCTTCTCCCGAATCACGCCACCCGGTCGACGGTTCAACAGGTCGTCGATGTTGGCCTGCGGGTTGCCCTGCGAATCGGTGAGGACCACCGTCTCCTGGTTGTTGGCCAGGTACAGGTTGTCGATCTGCTGCCGGAGAATCGTGGTGTGGATGCGCTGGAAGTCCTCGACCAGATCAGCCACCGACACACCGGAGAAAGCGTGCGTCATCAGGTACGGCGACCAGGCAGCAATCGGCACGTGGCCGCACTCTTCGTTCAGCAGAATGCGATCGCCAAGACGGATGATGTGGCGCCGCTCAGCAATGCCGTCACCGTCGTAGTCGCACAGCACGTACTCGTCACGCAGGTAGCCGCGCACCATCGTGTCATCGGCGGTGTCTTCGTCCTCCCAGTCATCGAACCGGCCGCCGTTGTTCTCGCGGTAGTCGGTGACGTTCTCGTAGACCGCGGCGCGAACTTCCGAGGAATCCACGTCAAAACCCATCTCGCGGATCTCGGAGACACTGCGGCGGGTCACATGGCAGACGTACGGGCAGTCATCCAGCAGCGGAGAGTCATGCCGGCGTGATACCTGCAGCTCTTCCGGTGGAATGGCGACGATTGAGCACTTGCCCTTCTCTTCCACCGTCTTGATCTTGACCGTGAAGCGGCGGGTCAGCGGCAGGCCGCTCATCAGCGCCTGGGCGATCTCTTGTTCGCTTGGCTCAACCTCCTCCTGCTCGACGACCTCAGCGCTTGGGTTGCCGGCCAGAAAGTCGGCCAGCTGCATTTCATCGACAGCGCGGTACGTGTTGAACGTCGGCGTGCGTTTCTTCTCCCAGAACCACTTAACGGCGCCGGTCTTGAGCAGCAGCGCGTCCTTTAACGCGGTGTAGAGGATCAGGAAGCCGTTGTTCTGCTTGTAGAACACGTAGTTGCAGGCGTTGGTTACCTGCTCGGCGCTGTCCTCGTCCTCCGGGCCGACAGGCTCGAATACGACGGCCTTGTCCGAGCTGGTGAACACCTCGATCAAGTCAGGCAGCATCCCTTCGACCGCATCGAACACGTCGGACGAAACGACAGCAGAGCGGCCCTCTTCCTCGTTGCCGTAGGGTTCGCGCGTATAGGCACGCATCGCCCGGGTGCGCTCTTCCTGCAGCTCGCCGTCATTGAACAAGTGCGCCTGGCGGGCCTCGTCGTCGAGGAACGCGAGCAGTTCGGCCTCGGTCATCTTCATGAAATCATCCGGTTTCGGTATTGGATCGGCTGAGCCGGTCGATTTGCGGGAAGTTCGTAGGCCACACACATGAGGCCGAAAGCGTCAGCGGAGTGCGATGCCCAATCGTGAGCAGGGCCGAGGCCAACGCCGCGGATCTCGTCGCGCTTCTCGTGATACCAGCCAAGCGCCTCGCACCCGGACTGCGTTGTCTCTTCGTTGAACCACATGCTCGGGAAGAGCCTGCGGGCCGCCTCTACGCGCAGCATCGCCGCACCCTTGCCCTGGTTAGGGACAACAGTCACAACGTAGCCGGAAGCCTCGAATGCGGAGCGATAGGACACGTCATGGACCTTGTCCTGAGTGTCGCCGTCGTGAGGGAGCCAGATCTGCGCCCGATCAGGCGTATAGCCGCGAGAACGCAGCCAGTTCAGATGCGCCTCAAGTGGCTGGCCCTGGACCTCGTAGTGATCGAGAACACGAATCTCGCGCCCAATGAACTGCACCGCCCAGAACACGAATGCGTCCGCCTTGGCTCCGGTGCCGCCGATGTCAGCGAACAGACGGATCGTCATCAGCGGGTCAGCGGCGACACGGCCGATCCGGTTTTCTGCCTTGGCCGTGGTCAGCGGCTGGGCGAAGTAGGCGCCTGCGATCGTCGTGGCGTACTCACCTTCCCAGACGTGGCCGTACTGGTCGGGCCGCTCCTGGGCGTCACGCTGGCGTTCACGCTCGAGCTTGGCCGGGAACTTCGGGTTGTCCCGCCAGTTCAGCTCAATGACCTTGACCAGCGGGTCGTTGGCGAACCTGAATCGCGATTCGACCGGCGCACTCTTTCGCTTGGGGTTCCAGGTGATCCACAGCTCTGCGTTCCAGTCGCTGCCTTCTTCACGCAGCGTCGGGATCAGTGTCAGCCAGGCCTCATCGGTGACGGGCTCGGCCTCGTCCACCCAGCAGATCAGCAGGCGACCCTTGGACTTGATCGATGCAATGTTGCGGTCAAGGCCGGCGAACGCGAACTGAATGCGCCCGTCGCGGCTCTTGATGTACTTGTCGCCCACATCGTAGTAGGCAGCAAGGAATGGCTCTTCTTCGATCGCCCGCTTGCACTCCTCCAGCGAGGAGTCATCGAGCGAGTTCATGAACTGGCGACCACAGAGGATGATCCCGGACTCGCCGTTCATCCCGTACATGTAGCCGCGTACAGCTGCCATCTTGGCGAATGAGCGCGTCTTGCCCGATCCCCGGCCACCATAGGCGCCACGAACGTCAGCGCGCCCCTGGAACACAGGCAGCAGCTTAGGCGGCAGTGCTATCTGTACTGTCGTCACCTAGGGCCACCAGTTCAATGCGGGTCACGGTTTCAACCGGACCTCCATTGGCGCCGGTTAGCTCTACGTCTTGCTTCGCCTTGCCATAGCCGCGGTCGAGGATCTCCTTCACCGCAGCCACACGAGCAGCGGGAGGAGCATCGCCATTGCGCGCTATCTCGACCAGGTGCGTAATCGCCTCCTCGCCGAACGACTGGGCGATCTCCTTGATGTCCGCCGTAATCTTGTTCGGTGTGCCTTTCTGCCGCCCACCCGACTTGGGCAGGCCCTTCGGTCTGCCGGCCATATCTAAACCTTTCTACTTTTGGAATGTTGACGCCAGAATCTCCACACCTCTTTCCCGATCATCACAGCGACACAGGCTGCGAGGCATATCAGGATCAGGGTGGCGTGGAGGCGTTTCACTGCGACACCTTGCGCTCCGCCCATTTGCCGGCCAGTGCGCGAACCTGATCCACACCAAGTAGCCCGATCAAACCGGCAGCGAATAGCGTCCAGGCGAGGTTTGCACCCATCGCGTTCACGCCGAGGCCGACGAGCATGATCAGCAGCGCGCCGAATGTGGCTTCGAGCAGCTTGGCCAGCGGACTCTTCTTGTCGCCGTACAGGTGGATACGGATGTACGACAGAACGAAGGTCAGCATCATGGCTAGTCCGTGTTCGCGCAGGGCTGCTGCGAGGGCCACCCAAAATTCAGGGCTCTTCTCTGGCATCTTGGGCATCTCGGTTATCCCGCATGGGGCAGTTGATTAAGTCAGGCCTCACATGCGCGTGCGATCCGCCTATGAGCAAGGAGGCAGGCATGGGGCCGGAAGAGGGTTGGGCGCATGGTGGCGAGCCATTCAAACGGCCTTTAGCGCCCGAAACTGAGGCACAAAAAAGCCCGACTCGATGGCCGGGCTCTTCTGAAGCGGTAAAACCGCAATTTGTGCCAGATTGCCAGATCGGCGTTAACACGTCAACAGTCACGACATGTAAATTAAGCTGCCATTCGTCGATCGAGTTCGGACTCAACG